ATCGACGACCTGCTCCCCGGCAACTGGCAAGATACCAATGCCGCCGAAACAAGGTTCGAAATGAATTACATCCCGCAAGCAGCCTGATAGGTGCCGCTGAAAATCCGCTTACGTTGTAAGCCTGGGGAATGGAATGAGTATCAGGGCTCGAAAAATCGCCAGTCGAGGCTCAAGGCTGCTTTGACACTCGCTTGCCGGGCCTATGTGCCCATTGCAGCGCCGGTCGCTCAATAAGCGTCCAGCTTGCCCAGCCGCAGATTGCAGCTAGGAACAATGTGCCTGCGCCAATTACAAACAAATTTGTTGTTCCAGAATATTCGATCATTAGACGTTCAATGGGCCATGCATAGAGATACAACCCATAAGAGATGTCATTCTTGTCATTGATATAGGATAGCCTTGTGCCGCTGGCATAATGCGCAGCAGAAAAGATGAGATATCCGCCGAGGATGTCAAAGCCTATCGAAGCGGTCGTTTCGTATCTGATAAAATATACTAATGCTATTGCGGCTACGAATGCCCATTTTGGGCTGAAGAATATGTGCTTGCGAAACAGGTAAAAGCTCGCACCAGTAAAGAACAACCCAACCATGTTGGGTAATGCCTGAGGTAGACCAGGGAATAATTTGGCGTGGCACAATAACGACAAAGTTTCTGTCGGTATAACAAGAGCAATTCCGAACAGAAGCGCGGCGATGCACACAATGAATGCCGGTTTCCGTAAACCTCCGGTCACTCCGATCAACGCGATAAGAATATAACAGGTAAATTCGTACTGAATTGTCCACATCGCGCCATCTAGGGCGCTATATTTATCCAGATGGTGCTGCCCCACAAATACGCCATCGAACTTTGGGCGAGCCAAAATCAGAATATTAATTATGCTTTTCCCGATTTTACTAAATACACCGTCTTCAAAATGACCACCGCCCAATGGTGCAACGATCAATACGCACACGAGGGACGCCACCGCAAACGCCGGATAGATACGGAAGATTCGTTTAGTGAAATACGATGCCAGGCTCTTGCTGTTCAGAAAGCTACCAGTGATGAGATATCCGCTGATAACAAAGAAACCGCTCACTGCCAGCGATCCGAAACTCAGCGTGCTGCCAAGCATCGTCAGAAGCTCTCTACTTCTATCTCCGTCAACAAGTTCCGGTGTGTGGGATACAATCACCAGCGCCGCAAATAATAGACGCAGATAACCGAAAGCATCACGATCACGGCCTGGTATTGCGCTATTGCTGATCAATTAATGCCCTCATTAGATCTATAAAGAGCGCATATCGGCCATATTACGAAATCGCAATGTGTAAACAGCCGCCAGTGCGCGCCGGGCTATCAGCCCAACAGGAGTAAGATCATGAAATTGTTTGGATGGAAGGGTGCGGCGGTGGCGCCGCGCCCGGTGTTGTCGCGCGCCAATATCGTCGGCGGCGCGGTGCTGGGCGAGTGGCCCAATAATTATGAGGCGCAGGTGCGTGCGGCGGTGGTCGCGAACCCGGTGGCGCAGCGCGCGGTGCGGCTGGTCTCCGAGGCGTGCGGCGGCGCGGCGATCATAGCAAGCGGCGCGAGCGCGGCGGAAAACGCAGAGGCGTTGGCGCTGGTGCGGCATGTGTCCGCCGGGCAATCGCTGGTGGAGACGCTGGCGCTGCATCTGCTGCTGCACGGCAATGGCTATGTGCAGATTTTGCCGGATGCTGAAGGAGAGCCTTCGGAGTTGTTCGCGCTGCGCCCGGAGCGGGTGAGCGTGGAGCTGGACAATAATGGCTGGCCGGTCGCTTATGCCTATCGGGTGCTCGACCGGGTGACGCACCTCTGGGCTGAGGATGGCCGGGGGCATACCGCGATCATGCACCTGAAGGCGATCAATCCCTTGGACGATCATGCCGGGTTGGGCTGTATCGGCGCGGCGTCCGGCCCGGTTGCGATCCATAATGCGGCGACGACCTGGAACAAGGCGCTGCTCGACAATGCGGCGCGGCCATCGGGCGCGCTGGTCTATGAGAGCGGCAAGGATGGTGCGGTGCTCTCCGCGGAGCAGTTTGCGCGGCTGAAGGCGGAGATGGAGGCGGCGTTTGCCGGTGCGATCAATGCGGGCAAGCCGATGCTGCTGGAAGGGGGGCTCAAATGGCAGTCGCTCTCGATGACGCCTGCGGAAATGGATTTCGTGGCATTGAAGGCGTCTGCCGCGCGGGAGATTGCGCTCGCTTTCGGTGTGCCGCCGATGATGCTGGGGCTTCCGGGCGACAACACCTATGCGAACTATCGCGAGGCCAATAAGGCGCTGTGGCGGCAGACGATATTGCCGCTGATGGCGAAGATATTGGGCGGCATCGCGCAGGGGTTACGGCCCGCTTTTCCGGGGCTGGAGCTGTCAGTGGACCTCGACAAGGTGCCGGAGCTGGCGGACGAGCGCACGGCGCTGTGGGAGCGGGTGAGCGGCGCGGGTTTCCTTTCCGATGAAGAGAAGCGGGCGATGCTGGGTTTAGGTGTGTGACAGTCTGATCCGAAACGGGCTGCTTCGCAGCGTTTCGGATGAGCCGCACCAGCCCTCTCCCCCACCCAACCTCCCAATAGTTTACCCTGTCGGGAGGTTGGGTGGGGGAGAGGGCTGGCACCGTAACAAGGAGAAAAACCATGAGGGATAGCGAGATGCTTGCGGGCCTTGTCGCGCAGGCGCAAGGGCGCGGCGGCGATCTGGTGACGATCCGCGCGCTGGTCGAGGAAGCGAGCGAGATTGGCGCGGGCCGCGCGCTCGACCGGCTGGGCTTGAGCGACAGGGCGGCGGAGAACGATGTGCGCGAGTTGCGCGAGCTGCTCTCGGCGTGGCGCGACGCGAAGGCGGCGGCGAAAAATGCGGTGATCGGCTGGGTAGTGCGGGTGTGTCTCGCTCTGACCTTGCTGGGGGTCGCGGTGAAGACGGGGCTGCTTTCTCTGGTGCGCCCATGAGCGTAGGGGAGAGCGGAGTGCGGTTTGCGGGCTATGCGGCGCTGTTCGACAAGCAGGATCGCGGCGGCGACATCATCCGCAAGGGCGCGTTTGCGCGGGCCATAGCGTGGTGGAAGGGACGCAAACTCCCGCTGTTGTGGCAGCACAAGCCGGACCAGCCGATCGGCATCATCGAGAGCATGGCCGAGGACGAGCGCGGCCTGCGCGTGATTGGGCGGGTGCGCGCCGATGCGCCGGGTGAGGCGGCAGTGCTGCTGAAGGGCGGGCAGGTGAATGGGCTCTCGTTCGGATACCGTGTGACCCGTGCGGATGGGCGGTACCCGCGGGTATTGAAGGATCTCGATCTGGTTGAGGTGAGCCTTGTGACTTTCCCGATGCAGCCGGGAGCGCGGGTGCACGCGGTGGAGTGAGAGTATTGAAACTGTCATCCCGGACTTGATCCGGGATCCAGAGTTCCAGAAGCTGGATTCCGGATAGCGCGATTTCCTGGCCGGCTTTTTCAAAGCCTGAGGAAATCGGCTTCCGGAATGACGGATATTTTCGGGCGGTCCTTTGGGCCGCTTTTTTTGTGCCTTTTTCCAAGAGTGAAACGCAGGAGAAGCCTATGTATGAAGTGAAAGCCGATGCGCTGGAGGAGAGCTTTGACGCGCTCGCCCAGACAGACAAGATTGCAACATTGGAAGCGGATGTCGCCGCGCTGAAAGGTCAGGTGGCGGCGGTGCAGAGAGCACCCGTCATCCGCCCGGCGCTGGATGGCGTGAAGGGCGCGGAGGTCGATCCGGCCCGCGCCGCGTTCGTCGACAAATATATCCGCCGGGGTCTTGAGACGGGTCTGGAGCTCAAAAGCTTCACTGGCGCGTCGCCCTCGACCGGCGGTTATGCCGTGCCGCGCGAGATCGATCAGATGATCGAGACGTTTTTGAAAGCCACCTCGCCGATCCGCAGCATCGCCAATGTGGTGAAGGTCGGCAGCGCGGGCTACCGCAAGCTGGTGACGACCGGCGGCACTCCGTCCGGCTGGGCGGCGGAAACCGCCACCCGCCCCGAAACCGGCACGCCGACCTATAGCGAAATCGTGCCGCCATGGGGCGATCTTTACGCCAACCCGTCCGCCAGCCAGTCGATGCTGGACGATGCCGCGTTCGATGTCGAAAGCTGGCTCGCGTCCGAAGTGGCGATGGAGTTCGCCCGCGCCGAGGGTGCGGCGTTCGTCAACGGCACCGGCACCAGCCAGCCCAAGGGCTTCCTCACCTACACCACCACCAACGAGATCGACAGCATCCGTGCATTCGGCACGCTGCAATATGTGCCAGCGGGCGCGGCAGGCGCGTTTGTCGCGTCGAACCCGCAGGACAAGCTCATCGATCTGGTGCAGGCTTTGAAGGCGCCCTATCGCCAAGGGGCGGCGTGGGTGATGAATGCGGGGACGCTCTCGGTCATTCGCAAGTTCAAGACTTCGGACGGCGCCTTCATGTGGCAGCCCGCGCTGGCATCCGATCAGCCTGCGACGTTGCTCGGCTATCCGGTGATCGAGGCGGCGGACATGCCGGACATTGCGGCGAACAGCCTCTCGATCGCGTTCGGCAATTTCCGCCACGGTTATGTGATCGCCGAGCGCGCCGAGACCAGCGTTCTGCGCGATCCCTACAGCAACAAGCCTTATGTGAACTTCTATTCGGTGAAGCGGATCGGCGGCGCTGTGGTCAACAGCGAGGCGATCAAGCTGATGAAGTTCAGTATTTCGTAAAACAGGTCTCCCCGAAACTGGCCTCCCGGTTTGTTGCCGGTCGTTTCGTGCCCCGAAACGACCGGTATCGGTGCCAGCTCTCTCCCCCACCCAACCTCCCGACATGGTAAACTATGGGAGGTTGGGTGGGGGAGAGGGCTGGTGCGGTAAGCCCGCGTGAGCGGGCCAAAGGCCGGGAGGTCGTTTTTTGTGCAGGAATAATATGCGGAGACGCAGGCCATGAGTGTGAATATGACAGCGGTGGCGCAGGCGATTGTCGATGCGGGCGTTACCGAGACGAAAGAGTGGCTGCGGATCGAAACCGCGAGCGACGCTGCTACGCTGGACGCGCTGGTGCGTGCGGCGATAGGTATGGCGGAGGATTTTTGCGGGCAGATGATGTTCGCGCGCGCCGGGGTGGAGGTGCTGGCGCTGGGCTATGAATGGACGCGGCTGCGCGCCTGCCCGGTGAGTGCGATTACCAATGCGCGGGCTTTGGCGAGCGACGGCACTGCGACGGCGCTAGCGGTTGGGACTTATTCCACAGATATATCCGGCGATGGCGACGGCTGGGTGCGAGTGATCGCATCGCGGACCGAAACGCGGCTGGAGCTGGACATTATAGCGGGGATTGCGGCGGACTGGCCGAGCCTGTCGGATAGCCTGCGGCAGGGTATCGTCCGCCTCGCCGCGCATCTCTTTACCGAGCGCGAGAGCAGCGATCCGCCGCCTGCCATTGTGACGGCGCTGTGGCGGCCGTGGCGCAGGATGCGGCTGGCATGAGGGGCGCGGTGGAGCGGGCCGCGCGGCTGGGCGAGGTAAGGGCGGAAGTCAAACGCCGCGCCATTGCCGATGAGGCTGAGGCGGTGCCGGGTGTTGGTGCGACAATTGAGGGTGAAGCGGTGGTGCTCGAAGGGCGCAGGCTGCTCGACCGCTGGCTGCGGGATGCGAGCCTGCGCACCATCGGGAGGGTAGGCGCATGAATGCGGATAGTGACATTCGCGCGGCGCTGGTCGCGCTGTTACAGGCCGATGGTGCGCTCAATGCACAGGTGAACCGCGTCTATGATGGCGCGCCCGCCAAAGCCAGCCCGCCGATGGTGGTGGTGGGCGATTGTATCGGTAGCGATTGGGCGACCAAGGACAAGGCCGGGCGCGAGCTGCGCCTTGGCGTGCAGATAGAGGATGATCGCGAGACGCCCAGCCGGATCAGCACGATCATGCCGCTCGTCGATGCCGGGGTGCAGGGCCTAACCGGCGTGATCGGTGCATGGCAGGTCGGCAGCCTCGTGATGATCCGCTCCCGCCTCGTGCGTAACAACGCCGGACGGTGGGTTGCCGTGATGGATTACCGTGTGCGGGTGTTGGAGGTGTGAGAGTTAGCCGCCGCTGGTGAAGTTATCGGTCATCTGGTCGATATAGCCCTGGACCTGATCGTTGACGTCGGCTGTGGCGTCCTTGTCTGACATGCCATCAGCCTTGTCGGCAGCGGTCAGCGCGGTGCGGAACTTTGCTTCCTCGTCGGCGCACTTTGTCTTCAGGCCAGCAAGAAACTCGTCCTTGGCCATTTTCTTGTCGACGGCACCATCGGTGTATTGATGCAGGCACGAGGCATAAGCCTGCCGCGCCTTGGGAACGGCATCCGCTGGAGTTGCGGCAGCGAGAATCAGTGCAACGAACATCATAACAGCCCCTCCATACCCCAATTTGGCTGCATGCAGGCTGAACGCCTGCGCAGCTTTTTAACGAAAGGAAGTTTGCGCCATGAGCGTTGAAAAAGGAAGCGCATTTTTGCTGAAGATCGGCGATGGCGGCTCGCCATTGGCTTATACCACTATCGCGGGCTTGCGCACCACGCAGCTCTCGGTGAGCGGCGAGGCGGTGAACATCACCAACAAGGATTCTGGCGGCTGGCGGGAGTTACTCTCCGGCGCGGGCGTGCGCGCGGTGAGTGTGTCTGCGGCGGGCATCTTCACCGGCTCGACCGGCGAGGTGAATATCCGCAACCGCGCGCTCGCGGGCGTGATTGACGATTATGAGCTGAGCTTCGAGAGCGGCGAGCGCATGCAGGGGCGGTTCCTTGTGACGCGCCTCGAATATGCGGGCGATTATAATGGCGAACGCACCTACACGATCAGCCTTGAAAGCTCCGGCGTGGTGGTGAGCCTGTGAGTGTGACGGAGCCTAATGCGCTGCGCGGTGAGGCGGCTTTGTTCGTGTGCGGCGAGCGGCTGATGCTGCGCCCGACCTTCTCGGCGCTGGTGGCGGCGGAGGAGGAATTGGGGCCGTTGTTCGCGCTGGTCGAGCGTGCCGCGGCGGGCGGGCTGAAGCTTGCGGAAATGGTGGCCCTGTTCTGGCATTGCCGCTTCCAGTGGCCGGATGCGGTGATGCGCGAGCAGGTCGGTGAGGCGGTAGCGTCTCAAGGGCTGGCGGCGGTGACGCCCGCGCTGAAGGCGGTTTTGGGTCAGATTCTCTCCGGCAAATCATGAGCCAGGCGCGTTTTGCGCAGACCGCTTTGCGGCTCGCAGGGCTGGCGGGCTGGCATCTGGGCTGGAGCGCGGAGCAGTTCTGGGCGGCGACGCCTGCCGAGATGGAGGCCGTTGTCGCTGTAATGCTTGGGGCGGACGGCTCCGCTGAAGGCGGGGCGCTGACCCAATCCGACATGGCACGATTGCAGGAGATGTTTCCCGATGGATGAGGAAATCGACCGGCTGATTATAGCCGTGCGCGCGGATACGAAGGCTTTCGAGAAGGATGTTATCGATATTCGTGCTGTGCTGGACGGGCCGCTTGCTGCGGGTGCGGAGAAGGCCGGGAGGATGATCGAGGCGAGTCTGCTGCGGGCGATCCGCACCGGCAAGTTCGGCTTTGAGGATCTGGCGCGGATCGCGCTCTCGGTGCTCGATCAGATCGCGAAACAGGTGATCCATGCCGGGCTGGACAAGATTGGCGTATTTGGCGGCGGCGAGGGAGGCGGCGGCTTTCTCAGCAGTGCATTGAGCATCGCTTCAGCTGTGTTCGGCGGCGCGCCGGGCCGGGCTACGGGTGGACCTGTGACCGCTGGCCGCGCTTATCGTGTCGGCGAGAATGGGCCGGAGCTTTTTGTTCCCGGCAGCCATGGGCGGATCGTTGCGGCGGGTGCGGGTGGAGCGGGGCGCGACGTACGGGTGACGATCAACGTCAATGCGCCGCAGAGCGGAGCGCCTGAGGCTCTGGCGCGCAGTTCGCGGCAGATTGCGCGCAACGTCCGTTCCGCCCTCTCCGAATAGGATTTCACAAAATGGCATATTGGCTGGCGTCCGCGCGGGGCGGGCAGGAGAGGGGCTTTGTGAAGCGCTTTTCGCCCGCGTTCTGGACGGTGAATTTCCCGCGCCCGATGATGGCGAGCGTGGTGACGACCGCGCCGGATGCGCTGCGCGTGGACGCGGTGTTTTATGGCTCGGGCGATCTGGGCGGATTGATCTGGGAGGCTGTGGACCAGTGGGATCATCCGCTGCTCGCCTATGAGACGAAGCGCGATTTCAGGAATTGTAGCTTAAGCTTTCATTGGCGCTCCTCCGGCATCCGCGCGCTCGATCTGGTGAACGGTCCCACGCTGACGATTGAGGGGCGGGATGCGTCCGGCAATCCTCGCAGCTGGTATGTGCGGCTTTGGAACTATGCCTCAGGTTCGCCGACCGACGCGCAGATCAACCTCGATTTCAACGCGCTGAATGGAGGCTATTTGCTGCCCGCCGAGGCCGATCCGGTCTGGGCGGGGGATGTGGACCGGATGTTCATCTCGCTCATCCCGACCGGCTATGACGCGGGTACGACGCAATATGCCACCGGCCAGGAAGGTTGGGTCGAGCTGACCGGCATCGCTTGCTCTGGCTCCGGCGCGGTGCTGGAGATTGGCGACGTCATGCTGCCCGAACATGGGCTTTCGATCGCCACCGGCTATGACGACGCCTATAACCAGACGCCGGAGCGCGTGCTGCGGCAGATACAGGCATTGGGCTATCGCGGCGACATTCTGCATTATGTCGGGATGAGCCATTATATGCGGCTCGAGCTGAATAGCGGCGCTTATTATGCGAGCCTTACGGGCGGGGTTTTGTGCGCCCCATGCGCGGCGTGGCACGCCGATTTTGCTGCAAGGGCCAAGGCGGCGGGGTTCGGCGTTATCTGGTCGCTGTCCTACGAACTGCTCGATCAGCATTGCTGGGGCAACTGGAAGCAGCGGGCGGAAGATGGCAGCCCTGCGCTTACCGGCTGGTCGCCCCCGTCCACCTTGCTCTCGCCAGCGGAGGCGGGCGCGATGGGCTATCTGCACCAGGTCGGCGCGGCTTTCATCGGCATTGCTGTGGCTGCAGGGCTGGCACCGAAGCTTCAGGTCGGCGAGCCATGGTGGTGGGTGATGAGCGACGGGCGCATCTGCCTTTACGATGCGGCGGCGGTGGCGGCGTTCGGCGGCAGTCCGGTGTCGATCCCTGATGTGCGGGGTTCGCTCTCATCCGCGCAGACGGCGTTGCTGGATCAGGCAGGCGCGCTGCTCGCAAGTTCGACGGCGGCGCTGGTCGCGGCGGTAAAGGCGGTTGCGTCCGCGTGCGAGACTCATCTGCTGACCTATTTGCCGACTGTGCTCGACAACCAAGCGCCAGAGGCGAAGCGCGCGAACATGCCGACCGGCTGGGCCAGCCCCGCGTTCGATGTACTCCAGCTTGAGGACTATGACTGGGTGACGGGCGGACATACGGCGCTCAGTAAGGCGGGTGCCGCGGCTGCGGAAGCGCGGCTCGGCTATGCGCCATCCGCGCAGCATTATCTCTCGGGTTTCGTGCTCAATGGCGCGGACGCGGACACACAATGGCCGTTGATTGAGGCGGCGGCGCTGGCCGGAGAGACGCGCGGCGTGGCGCGGACCTTCATCTGGGCGCTGCCGCAAGTGGCGCGCGATGGCTTTACCATTTTCACACTTGGTGCAGGAGACGATATGCAGGCGTTTGACGATGAGCTGTTTCCGCTGTCCATCGGCAAGCAATCGAGCGTGACGCCCGCCTTCTCGACCCAGACGGTCGAGAGTCTTTCCGGGCACGAACGGCGGACATCGGATTGGGCGGATGCGCGCCTGAAATTCGACGCAGGGCCGGGCGTGCGTTCGGAGGCGGATCTGGTGGCGCTGGTGGAGTTTTTCCGGGCGAGGAGGGGCGCGGCGCGCGGCTTTCGCTTCACTGATCCGTTTGACAGTTCCAGCGCGCCCTTGGGGCAGGCGGTAAGTGCGGTCGATCAGAAGCTGGGCGACGGAGATGGCGCGACGAGCGAATTCCGCCTGGCCAAATATTATGGCAGCGGGGCGGACGCGCAGCAGCGGTTCATCACGCGGCCGGTGGCGGGGACAATCCGCGTCGCGGTGAATGGTGTCGAGCAGATGAGCGGCTGGCTGCATCTGGGTGGTGGGGTGATTACGTTTGTGGCGGCTCCGGCGAGCGGCGCGATCCTGACCGCAGGGTTCGAATTCGATGTGCCGGTGCGGTTCGCAGAGGATGTGCTGGAAGTGAACCGCGCGACCTTCGCGGCTGGCGAAATGCCCTCGGTGCCGTTGGTGGAGATCCGCGAATGAGCCTCGCCGATACGATTTTGGCACAGGATCTCGCCACGCTGGCGTTTTGCTGGCGGCTGGAGCGGCGCGACGGTGTGACGATCGGCCTCACCAGCCATGACCGCGATCTCTCTGTGGGCGGGGTGGTCTATAAGGCCGCGCCGGGGCTGGTGCCGTCGTCCGTCACGCGCGGGATCGGGCTGGAGCCGGAGAGCATGGACCTGAAAGGTGCGCTCACCAGTGACGCTATCTCGGAAAGCGACCTTACGGCGGGGAAGTGGGATGGCGCGGCATTAAGCCTTGCCGTCACCGAATGGACCGACCCCGGTACGATGTGGCTGGAGTTGATGCGCGGCGAACTGGGTGCGGTCGAGCAACAGGGCGAGGCTTTTTCGGTCGAGCTTTCGGGGCCCGCGGCGGCTTTGCTGAAGCCTGTCGCGCCGGAGACATCACCCGGATGCCGCGCGCGGCTGGGCGACAGAGCGTGCCGTGTGGACCTTGCGCTGTACCGGCGGGTGGTGAGCGTTTCCGGCGTGGCGAGCGAGGTGGTAAGCATCAGTGGCGGCGGACTGACGAGCGGGAATTAT